CAATTGGTGGCTTAATTATGACTAAAGATTACATAAAAGATATTCCAAATTGGGAGAAAGAATATCCCACTATGGAAGGAACTCAATTATCCAAAAGGGATAGAGAACTTCTTGGAGGAGATCCTATCAAATCACATGAAGGGATGGTGTATGGTAGAATGTATGCAGACTGGAAAAGGAGGAAAGAATTATAAATATAAAAAAAGTGTCAAACACGATGAAGACATATCAAGAATTTATTCTAGAGAGTAGTCTCTCTAGAATAAAAAGTAAATCTGATAAGAGTGGTATAGCAACCCTCTCATCTGATCGTGGTGATAAATCAAGGAAAGAAAATCAAGCAAAGTCAAAGCAATTGCAAAAAGATATTCGTGGTAAATTTGGTAGAGGGCCTACTAAAGTAAAAGGATCGTATTTGGAAAAAGATAAGAAGACTGGAGAGGAAAGAAAAGTAAAAGAGAAAAGTTATGCAATAGATCGTGGTAAGATGAGTAAAAAGAAGTTTAAGAAAGAAGTTAAGAAATTAGGTAAGAAGTATGGACAGGATTCTGTCTTGACTCAAACGAAAAAAACTGCTACACTTCATAGAACAAGAAAGGGTGGATTAGATAAGAATAAGAAAGGAGAAAACGTAGGTAGGTTTAAACCTCAAGGTAAAAACCCATACGGGCAATCCCAAATTAAAGGAAAAACTTTCTCATACGGAGATTAATGACAAACAAACCTTATGATGACTCCAATTGGAGAGAAGAATACAAAAGTTACACCAGTAACTCAAGGCATCTTGAATTGCTAGAGAATGGTCCTAAGCAACTATCTCAAGCATGGATATTGGGTGCTTTGTATAATAAATGGAAAAAGATGAAGGGATATGATAAATTAGATCCAAAGGAGAATGAGGGACAATTGCAATCATCTATGAAGGAGTGGGAAGCAAGTGTTAAGAAATATCAACATTAACACACATTGGGTTTAAAGACCCACTCTATGCCTTATACTAAGGCCATTGAAACGAACTTACATTATGTCCTTTGTTGCTGATCCAAGAATGACTGCTGATAAAATCATTGAAGACCTGAGAGGGTTATTCGGAACTGAGTTCACTGCTGCTGATGTTAAAGGTTATTGCAGATCTCATGATGTTTCTTATCAGACAGTCACAAAGAGAATAGAAAAATATAAAGTAGGTCGTGGTAAATGGAACCTAGAAGTAACCTTGGAAAGGGTGAAAGAAATAGAAAAGGCATTTGCTGCACCAGCAGTTACTTCAACTGTAGATCAAAACCTAGTTCCAGAGAAAGATGATACCTTCGTCCACTTTGGTCCTTTTAACGATCTTAAGGCCATTCTCAAGTCCCGTTTGTTCTATCCTGCGTTCATTACAGGTCTTTCAGGTAACGGTAAAACGTTTGGTGTTGAGCAAGCGTGTTCTCAACTCAAAAGGGAACTAATTCGTGTAAACATTACTATTGAAACTGATGAAGATGATCTCATTGGTGGCTTCCGCCTTGTTGACGGTGCAACCGTCTGGCACAACGGTCCAGTTATTGAAGCTCTCCAGCGAGGGGCTATATTGCTCCTTGACGAAATCGACCTTGCCTCAAACAAGATACTCTGCCTCCAACCAATCCTTGAAGGTAAAGGAATTTTCCTTAAAAAGATTGGAAAGTTCATCGAACCAGCAGCAGGGTTCAACGTCATTGCAACCGCAAATACTAAAGGTAAAGGTTCAGACGACGGAAGATTTATTGGAACTAACGTGCTCAACGAAGCCTTTCTTGAAAGATTCCCAGTAACATTTGAGCAAGATTATCCAGTGCCTTCTGTAGAGAATAAGATTCTCCTAAAGGTTGCATCTAGTTTAAAGGTTAGTGATACTGATTTCTGTAAGAGACTAGTAGACTGGGCAGACATCATCCGTAAGACATTTTATGATGGTGGTATTGAAGAGATCATCAGTACTCGTCGGTTAGTTCACATCTTACACGCATATAGTATCTTTAAGGATAAGGCAAAAGCAATTGGTGTATGTGTTAATAGATTTGATGATGAAACTAAACAGTCCTTTATTGAATTGTATGATAAGGTGGACGCTGACTTTGATTTTGAGAAGGCAGAAGATCAAGCATATGGGGAGGATGTATAATGAGTAGGAAAATTCATACCGATGAGTATATGCAACCTGGGTGGGATGAAACCCCATCAGGTTGTCACCCATATAAAAAAGGTTCACGTCACAATAAAATTGGAATGTGGATTATGTGGACCTATTATGTCTTAATCATTTTTATGGTTAGTAGACTTATTTGGGTATTAAACACATGAAGATAACTGATCATATTGGAGTCTTTGATGGTGGAGTTCCTAATGAATTATGTAACTCTATCATTGAGTCCTTTAATCTTTGGGAGGGAAATCGTGAGTTCATAGGTCCTTGCTTTAAAGATGGTGACAAACAAATGAAGGATGGTCACTACTCTAGAAGTGATGTTCAAATGTGTTTGGAGGTTGTGGAGTTGGATTTAGCAAAGCAACTCAACACCTATCTTAGAAAAGCATTTGATCTCTATGCTAATGTTTATAGAGGATTGACCCAAGATACAGACCCATTATCTTCTTGGAGTACGAAAGTTCAAAGAACAAATGCTGGTGGTGGTTATCATCAATGGCATTATGAAGATGGACAATTCATCTATAGGGATAGAACTCTTACTTGGATGGTTTATCTAAATGATATTCCAGTAGAGAATGGTGGAGCAACTGAGTTCTTACATCAGAAACTTTCATTGCAACCAAAGGCAGGAACTATTGTATTATGGCCTGCAACATATACACACGTACATAGGGGAGGATTCTTGACAGGAGAAATTCCTAAGTACATTTCTACAGGATGGTTCCTTAGAGAGCCTGGACAAAAGACAAGGGGGTTGTTATAATATGGCTTGGTGGTTAGTAGATTCAGTTATTAATGGAACTATGGAAACAGATTATCCAGTAAAAGATTTTGTAGATGGTCACGGTGATGTTCATTCAGTTAAAGTAGAAGGGGATGATTATAAACATTCTCATTACTACTATGACTATGATAGAAATGACCCTGATGCAGATGATCCATTTGAGCAGAGTTATCTAGCAGACAATGATGATCAAGCAGCACATCACTTTATAAATAACGAGGTTCACGAAAAGGAGCAATTGGAAAACATTAGAGAAGAATCCGAAAGGAAAAGAGACAATCGGTACAAGTACCATGAAGCTGAAATCATTAAAGAGATTGAAGATTATGTCTCAAGTACTTACAACGGACACTATACTGGAGATACTCATGAGTATCGTAATACACAGACCATTGATTTAATGGCTGCAAGATCACTTGCATCAGGTTTCTGCCAATCAAACATTTTGAAATATGGTAGTCGCTATGGAAGTAAGGATGGAAGGAATAAAAAAGACTTGCTTAAAGTGATTCATTATGCTATGCTGTTATTACATTTTGATGAACATTACGGCAAACCCAAAATAACATCAGGTAACATTGATCACACAATGCCTTAATCATGAAACTTAGAGAACACACTATGAAACTGTCTGACAAAACTCTGGCCCTGCTAAAGAATTTTTCCAACATTAATCAATCAATTCTTTTTAAGCAGGGAAGTTCTTTAAGAACTATTTCAGTTATGAAGAACATTCTTGCAGAGGCTACAATTGATGAGGATCTACCTAAAGATTTCGGTATCTATGATCTTGGTCAGTTTTTGAATGGTATGGGACTTCATAATAGTCCTGAATTAGATTTTCAAGATGATGATAGTTATGTGGTAATTAAAGAAGGTAGGATGAAGTCAAAGTATTTCTTTGCTGATCCTAATGTAATTGTTACTCCACCAGATAAGGAGATTACACTTCCTTCTACAGATGTTTCATTTGAGTTGAGTACTCAACAATTAGATAAGTTACTTAAAGCAGCAGCAATTTATCAACTCCCTGATTTATCAGCAGTTGGTGAGAATGGTGTTGTGAAGGTTGTGGTACGTGATAAGAAGAATGATACATCTAATGATTTCTCTATTGTAGTTGGTGAGACTGAATCAACATTCTCATTTAACTTTAAGGTTGAGAATATTAAGATTCTTCCTGGTAGTTATAATGTAGTAGCAAATAAAAGTCTAGCATTGTTTACTTGCCAGAATTACGAACTGAAGTATTATATTGCATTGGAACCTGATTCTACGTTTGGTTAATGAAACAGTTATGGAGAGTCTGGAAATATTCTCTAGGCTCCTTCCACGATACAAAGACAAAGAGGTACGATAATATTGTTGCAATAGTTCGTACTTTTATCCTCTTTACATATCTGGTCACTAATAGTGTTATAGTGGCTGGTGTAGTACGTCATTGGAATGATTTATGAGTTTAGACATAACTCAAGCAATGACCCTTTTATTACTTTCTCGTCTTAAATTGTCTGAAAACCTTGCACTTCATTTAATTATTTACATAACAAAAGATTATGAGTGACTTTATCTGGGTAGAGAAATATCGACCCAAGACAATTGAGGATTGTATTCTCCCAGAGAATATAAAGAAAACCTTTAAGGATTTCCTAAATAAGGGTGAAATACCGAATATGTTATTAGCAGGCCCTCCTGGGGTTGGTAAGACAACGGTAGCAAAAGCACTCTGTAACGAATTGGGGGTAGACTTTTATGTCATCAACGGATCAGATGAAGGACGGTTCCTTGACACCGTTAGAAATAATGCAAAGAATTTCGCGTCAACAGTCTCGCTCTCATCTGATGCCAGACATAAAGTCATCATCATCGACGAAGCCGACAATACCACTGCCGACGTACAACTCCTCCTTAGAGCGTCTATTGAGGAATTCCAAAACAACTGTAGGTTTATCTTCACCTGCAATTATAAAAATAAAATCATCGAGCCGCTCCATTCCAGGTGTGCTGTGGTTGACTTCTCGATTAAGGGGAAACAAAAGCAAGAGGTTGCGGCGAAGTTCTTTAAAAGACTTAACTTTATCTTGGACGAAGAACGGTGCGAAAGTGATAAGAAAGTACTTGCCGAATTAATAAACAAACACTTCCCTGATTGGAGAAGGGTATTAAATGAGTGTCAGAGATACTCTGTTAGTGGTAAAATTGATAGTGGTATTTTAGCAACGTTTTCAGATATTGCGGTAAATGATCTCATTAAAAACCTTAAAGAAAAGAATTTCCCAGAGGTTCGCAGGTGGGTCGTTAGCAACTTGGATAATGATACTTCTGTTTTATATCGGCTTATTTACGATAATCTATACACTGCCCTCGTTCCTAGTACCATACCTGCTGCTGTTCTTGTTATTGCTAAGTATCAATACCAGACGGCATTTGTAGCAGATCAAGAAATAAATATGCTTGCAGCATTAACCGAAATTATGGTGGAGTGTAAATTCAAATGAAAGAAGAATTACTAGAACTATTAAAAGAATTTGCTTACAAGAAAGGAGAGTTTAAACTTTCTTCTGGTAAGACTAGTGAGCATTATTGTAACTGTAAACCAGTAACATTAAGTGGAAGAGGACTTACTCTTTCTAGTTTATTGATGTTGGAGCATATAGAAACTAATTATGTTGCAGG